AAAAAATAAGTTGACAGGATGGCATGGTATAGTGCATAGTCAATTTGATTATAAAACAGCAAGGTATGAATCATGAGTAATAGTGAATGGGAATATGTAAGAACAAATAGTAAAGGTGAAGCTATCTTTAGAAGAGATACAGATGATGATTTTGATTTTGTCTGTTCTTATTTTGAGGATAACGATATACCTTATAAATTTAAGGAAGGTGGTAATGTTTTTATTGTAAAGAATAAAACAGGCAAAGATTATGTATATTATTGGAGTACAGGGAGATGGTCTCCTAAACACAAAAGTAATAAAATACATTATCATTCTAAAGGAGTAGAAGATTTTGTTACAAAATATTTAAATAAATACAATAAGGAAGAGTTAGAACGTATTAAAGAAAGAGAAGAACAAAGAAAGTTGTATTTCATTGAAAAAGAAAAAAGGAGAAATGCTAATGCAAGTAATACTTGATGTAGAAAACAATGTCACGAAGAGAGATGGTAAGACACATCTTGACCCATTTGAACCTGACAATAAACTTGTAATGGTTGGCTTTATTGTAAATGGTCGAGAGTATTTATACAGAACAGATGACGTAAATGTTTCTTATCATGCAGAGATACAAAGTATATTAAATAAAACAACACTTTTAGTTTGTCACAATGTTGTACATGAATTACTTTGGTTATGGGAGTGTGGTTTTGAATATAATGGTAATGTATACGATACTATGTTAGCTGAATATATTTTACAGAGAGGTATCAAAGAACCACTCACACTTCAAGCATGTGCAATGAGACATAGACTAGACACACAAAAAGAAAATACATTAAAAGATTATTTTAGCAAAGGTTATAATGTAGATGAGATACCACATGCAGAACTATCACACTACCTGTCTGCTGATGTATGGGCAACTAAACAGTTATATGATAAGCAGATTGATTCAATAGGTAAATCAAATAATGGTATACAAAAAACTATAGAGTTTACAAATAAAATATCTATTACACTTGCTAGAATATATCAGAGAGGTTTTTCAGTTGATGTAGAAGCATTAGATAAAGTTAAAGATGAGTTTTTACAAGAGAAGAATATGATAACTAAAAAGTTACAGGATAAAGTAAGAACACTTATGGGTGATATGCCTATCAATTTAAATAGTCCTGAACAGATGTCGTGGGTAATATTTAGTAGAAAGCCACTTGACAAGCCTATGTGGGCAAATAACTTTACACCTTACATGGAGAGAGATGAGTTTAAGAAAACAGTAAAAGAAAACTCTAGTATAGTTTATAAAACTGTAGCTAAAAAATGTCCAATGTGTCATGGGTATGGTAAGATTAGAAAGACAAAAAGAGATGGCACACCATTTGCAAGAGAAACTAAATGTACACATTGTAATACACAAGGTTATCTTTTCATACCAACAAACAAAGTTGCAGGTCTACGTTTCTCACCACCCACAGCAAAATGGGTCACAGCAAACGGTTTTGGTGTAAGTAAAAGTAATTTAGATATGGTTCAGAATATTGCTAGACAAAACAATATGTCAGATACTGTAGACTTTTTAGGTGACTTAAAAAGGTTGTCTGCTTTAGAAACATATCTGTCTTCTTTTGTAGAGGGTATACAGACACATATTAAGTCAGATGGCAAGTTGCATGTTAGATTACTACAACATAGAACTGCAACAGGTAGATTTAGTGGAGCAGACCCTAATATGCAGAACATGCCTAGAGGTGGTACATTTCCTGTAAAGAAAGTATTTGTATCTAGATGGGAAGGTGGCAAGATTATGGAAGCAGACTTTGCACAATTAGAGTTTAGAACTGCTGCATATTTGTCACAGGATAAAGTAGCAATGAAGGAGATAGAAGATGGCTTTGACGTACATAGTTACACTGCTAAAATTATTACTGATGGTGGTCAAAAAATTAGTAGGCAGGAAGCAAAAGCACATACGTTTGCACCACTCTACGGAGCAACAGGGTTTGGAAGAACAAATGCAGAAGCAAAATACTACAAACAGTTTACAGAAAAGTACGAAGGAATCGCATTATGGCACACCGAATTGGCTAAAGAAGCTGTAAGCACAGGTAAAATATCAACACCTTCAGGAAGAGAGTTTGCATTTCCAAAAGTAAAAAGACTTCCAAATGGTAAGGTTACATACTTTACACAGATTAAGAACTTTCCTGTACAGTCATTTGCGACAGCCGATATTGTACCATTAATTTTAATGGATATAGATAAAAGACTTGACAACTATAGGTCATGTGTGGTAAATACAGTACACGATTCAATAGTAGTTGACGTACATCCTGAAGAGATAGATGACGTATTAAACATAATAAAGGAGACAAATAATAGTATGACAGACTTGATAAATAACAACTTTGACATTACATTAAATGTACCATTAGTTTTAGAAGCTAAATTAGGAAATAATTGGCTTGACATGCAAGAAGTTATATGATATAACTACGAACCATTTAACAAAGGAGTAAATATATGACAAATGAAATATCAATTAAAAGTATAGACAATGACAACTATGCAGTCATGGCAAAGGCTATGGGTGTATCTCTTGATAAAGAGGGTGGTGGTTCTACATCAGTAAAGCTACCAAGATTACGTATTGTCAATCAACCAATTACCAAACAAACAAAAGTCAATGGTAAGAAGATGCAAGAAGAAGTGATGGAAGCAGGACACTTTGAGTTATCCTTACCTGAAAACGAAAATGTTTTTTATGGTAAGAATATAGAGATTAGAATTTTTATGCAGAGATTTATGTATAAAAAATGGATACCGTTTGCAAACAAGTATGAGAAAACAGTATTCTCTGATAATCTTAATATTGACCTAAAAGATACAATGGGTACATTTAATTTAGGTAGACCACAAGGTTTCCAAAAAGATTGGAACAGTCTTCCTGATACTACTAAAGATATAATTAAATCTGTAAAAAGAGTTAGAGGTATCTTTGGTAAGGTAAAATTTATTGGTAAGGTAGTTGACTCATCACATGATGAAGTTGAGTCACAAGAGACACCTTTTATTTGGGAAATGCATAATGCTACAGCATTTAAAAATATGGGTGTTCCAATATCAACTCTTGCTAAAATCAAGAAGATACCAATAAATCACTACATAAGTGTAGCTACAGAAGAACAAAAGATTCCTAGTGGTAATAGCTTTTACGTTCCTGTAGCAAGTCTTGACGTTACTCGTAATGCTAATATTACAGATGACGACCAAGTATTATTTACACAGTTTCAAGAGTTTGTAAGTAATTACAATGGTTGGGTTGTAAGTGAGTGGGATAAACTTGCTCAACCACAAGACATATCTGATGAGGACAAAGATATTGTTGACGACTTTATAGACGTAGATTTAGATGGCAATGATAAGAAATAATCCTTTTCAGGCACACAACATCAACTACTTGTCACCTAGCAGTATGAATACCTACATAAGCGACATGCCTATGTGGGTAGCTAGATACTTGTTTGGTGTCAAGTCAGGTGGTGGTGCAGGAGCAGTCAGAGGTATAGTGCAGGAATCTGTGTTAGCCAATAAGTATGAAACAGGTAAGTTTGATTTTAAACTACTCGACATACAGTTTACTACTATGTGTTCAGAATTTATGCTTAGTTTAAAAGATGACAAGGTAGAGAAAGAGAAAAAATTATTAAAAGGCTTCGGTGAAATACTTGATGAAAATTTTAAGTATAAAAACTTAGAACAGTATCAAGAAAAAGTCGAAGTGCAGTTTGATGATATGCCTATCCCTGTTATTGGCTACATAGACTTTAGGTTTAAAGACAAGATAGTTGATTTAAAAACAACAACTAGAATGCCATCTAAACCTACAGAAGCACAGAAAAGGCAGATGGCACTTTATTCTATGGCTTATCCAAATAATAGTGTAGACTTATTTTTTGCAACACCAAAAGATTATAAAAAGTTTACACTTAAAAATTTATCTGCATACAAAGAGCAACTTAAAAACGTAGCTTTTAGTATACAGAAGTTTTTATCTATAAGTGAAGATAAACATGAGTTAGCTTCTTTAGTATATCCAAATCTAGATTCTTGGACTTGGAATGATAAATTAAAAAGAGAAGCAAAGAAAATATGGAGAGATAAAATATGACAGATTTAAAAGTAGATGAAATGGCAGAACTAATTAGAGAGAAGGAAAAAGAACTTCTTGAGATGAAGAAAGAGTATCGTGAACGTAGGACTGAGGGCTTACGTCATGCACTAGAGCAGAAAAAAGAAGCTGAAAAATTAGTGCGTGATGAGATGAAAGCACTAGGCTATGATTATGGTTCTACAGTTCGTTATTGGTTGTAATGTCTGCATATAGTGCTAGACAGATAGCACGTAAGAATGGGTATAGGAGTGGTTTGGAAGATATTGTTGCAACATATCTTAAAGAACATAAAGTAAAATTTCTATACGAAAAGATTAAGATTGAGTGGGAAGACCTTTCTTATCGTACCTATACCCCTGATTTTGTTTTGAATAATGGAATAATAATAGAAACGAAAGGGAGATTTACAGTTGCTGATAGACGTAAACATTTATGTATTAAGAGACAACATCCTGATTTAGACATACGATTTGTTTTTACAAACAGTAAAACAAAGTTAAGAAAAGGTGCAAAGTCTTCATATGCAGAATGGTGTATAAAATATGATTTCAGATATTACGATAGAATAATACCTGAAGATTGGTTAAAAGAGAAGAAGAAAAAAACCAAGTATGGTAAGTTTATATCTTTTCCAAATAAAAAAATAAAAAGGAGATGATGCATGGATAATTTAAGAACAGAAGACTTTACGATAGTTATAAGTCCTGAAACAACAGAAGATGGCAAATCGTGGACAGGAGCATTGTATACAACTATAATGCATAATAATACTAGCACTTTAAATGTAGAAGACCAAAAGGCTTTGTATGGTATATGTAAACTTATGTGTAACTCAATTTTATTGAGCAACATTGATGAAGATTTTCGTATGCATCTAGAAGACTTTACTGTTTCAAATGATACTATAAAAGATTTAGAAGAACAATTTATAGATAATAATAAAACATTACCACCCAACAAAAAATACTTGCATACTACAGAAGATAATGTTATAAGAATAGACTTTAAAACTAAAACGAAAGGGAATGCGTAATGAATGCTACAGTAAAAGAATTGATAGACTTTGAAAAAGGAGAGTCACTCAGTAATGATATGGTAAATCACCCACCACATTATAATCAACGTGGTATAGAATGTATTGATGCTATTGAAGCTGCAACAGATAAAGGCTTTCAATATTATCTACAGGGTAATATAATTAAATATTTATGGAGATATAGATATAAAAATGGTGTAGAAGACTTGAAAAAAGCAAAGTGGTATTTAAATAAATTAATAGAGATTACAGATGAAAATAAGAGTTAAAATATTTGCCACATTAAGTTTAGACCCTGATGAATATGCTGTTCCTTCGGATGGTGTTGTCACAGAAGAGTTTGAAGAATTAGTACAAGAAGTTATACACGACATAAATGGTGTAGAAATAAAAAACATTAGAGTAACACAGGAGGATACATAAATGAACAACATAGGAACACAACTACCAACAGATTATCAAAATTTTATAGCATTGTCTCGTTATGCTAGATGGATTTCTGAAGAGAACAGACGAGAAGAATGGACTGAGACTGTAGATAGATATTTAAATTACATGCAGGAACATCTAGTAAATAAATATAACTTTGATGAGAAAGTTTATTATGAGTTACAAGATAGGTTATTTCATCATATAACTAATTTAAGTATAATGCCAAGCATGAGAGCATTAATGACTGCAGGAAAGGCACTTGATAAATGTCATGTTGCAGGATATAACTGTTCCTATTTACCTGTTGACAACCCTCGTGCATTTGATGAGTGCATGTATATTCTTATGTGTGGAACAGGTGTTGGTTTCTCTGTTGAAAGAGAGAATGTAGACAAACTTCCTATTGTAAATGAACATTTTGAAAAAAGTACAACTGTAATTAAAGTAGGTGACTCTCGTTCAGGTTGGGCAAGAGCATTACGTGAACTGATTGCTATGTTATATGTTGGACAGATTCCTACACTTGATGTTACAGATGTAAGACCTGCAGGAGCAAGACTAAAAACATTTGGTGGTCGTGCATCAGGTCCTGAACCACTTGTAGATTTATATAGATTCTGCATTAAAACATTTCAGCAATCTGCAGGTAGAAAGCTGTATCCTATAGAATGCCATGATATAATGTGTAAGATTGGTGAGGTTGTGGTTGTTGGTGGTGTAAGACGTTCAGCACTTATCAGTTTATCTAATTTAGGTGATGACCAAATGAGATATGCTAAGTCAGGTCAATGGTGGGAGAATGAAGGACAAAGAGCATTGGCTAATAATAGTGTAGCATACAAAGGTAAGATTAGTATGGAAACATTTATGCGTGAGTGGCTGTCTCTTGTTGAAAGTAAGTCAGGTGAACGTGGCATATTTAATAGAGAGTCAGCTAGACAACAAGCAGGTAGAAATGAAAGAAGAGATACTAACCATGCATTTGGTTGTAACCCTTGTAGTGAAATCATACTTAGACCATATCAGTTTTGTAATCTGTCTGAAGTTGTTGTAAGAGAAGATGATACAGAAGAAACTCTTCTTGAAAAGGTAGAGATTGCTACAATACTTGGCACACTCCAAGCTACACTTACAGACTTTAAATATCTACGTAAGATATGGAAAGATAATACAGAGGAAGAAAGATTGCTTGGTGTATCACTGACAGGTATCATGGATAGTAAGTTATTAAATAGTTATAACACAATCTATCTAGAAGATGGTCAAATGGTTTTTGATGAAACATATGTAGGTGGTATCTTAGAAAAGTTAAAGGAGAAAGCAATTGAAACAAACAAAAAATATGCAAAGGCTTTGGGTATACCTCAATCAACTGCCATCACTTGTGTCAAACCAAGTGGTACTGTTTCTCAACTCGTGGATAGTGCAAGTGGCATACATACTAGATTTAGCGAGTATTACATTCGTACTGTACGTGCTGACAACAAAGACCCATTAACTGAGTTTATGAAGTCAGTAGGTATTCCGAATGAACCTGATGTAATGAAGCCTGACAGCACAACAGTGTTTAGCTTTCCTATGAAAGCACCTGAAGGAGCAGAAACAGAATTAAGTTCTATAAACCAATTAAATACATGGGCTATTTTTCAGAAGTATTGGTGTGAGCATAAGCCATCTGTAACTATATCAGTCAAAGAAGATGATTGGTTAAAGGTAGGTGCATGGGTGTATGAAAACTTTGAAGATATATCAGGTATAAGTTTCTTACCACATAGTGACCATACATATGCACAAGCACCTTATCAAGCTATTGATAAAGCTAAGTATAAAGAACTTATAAAACAAATGCCTGAGAACATTGATTGGAGTAAACTATCTGAGTTTGAAAAAGGTATAGACACAACATCAGGTAGTAAAGAACTAGCTTGTACAGCAGGAGTGTGCGAGGTAGTTGATATTGTAGCAACATAGAAAGGAGAATATTATGAGAAGTATATTATTAGGTTCTGCAAGAACATATTACATGGGTATGATAAACAGGTCGATAGCAAACATGGAAGTATTGCTAACTAACCCTGTAGGTATTGGAGACCCACCACATCAGGACATACAAGCTGTTATCGAAGAAGAGTTAGGCAAAATTGCTGACTACCATGATAAG